ATAAATCGAAAGATACTAAGATTAACTTGGCTCAAGCAATCGCAGAACGGGAGCAAACGATCAGACTGATTGCAGAAACTGCAACTCAGATCGCGAAAGCGTACCAGCAGGTACGCAAGGGCAACCTTCGCGAAGCAGCGGATACGTTAGGTGTAAAAGTCGGCAGAAAGAAAGCTGACGATTTCAAAAAACGTCTTCGCAAAAATCAGCCGCAGGCATCTGCCAACGGTTGGTTGGGTTTGCAATATGGATGGAAACCTTTAATTGATGATGCTTACGGTGCCGCTGAGTTTCTTGCTCAGAAGGTATCGGAAGAAATTATCAATAAGGCAACATCCTCTCATCAGTTTCTCGCAAGAGATTCTGTCAAACTTAGTAACCGAGTCGGTGGTTTTAATACCACTGATTTTCGCCAAACTAAGTATGTTGTGAAGTATACTTTATACTTCTCTGAGGCAAACCCGCATCTCCACTCGCTATCTCAGCTTGGAATAACTAATCCTGCTTTAATAGCTTGGGAGCTCACTCCTTTTTCCTTCGTGGTTGATTGGTTTATCCCTATAGGTAACTATCTTGCATCTCTCGATGCCACCCTTGGGTTGGCATTTAACCGAGGATGTAGGACAGCTTACAAATTAGAGACAGTCAATTCATCCCACATCGGAAATCGGATAACCCAGAGTAATGGCGCCTGGATGTCTGGTTCTGCTACGAATACTGCAACGCGGGTTTCGGTTACTCGGACAATTTTGACTAATTGGCCAAGTACTTCGTTCCCCCCGTTTAAGAATCCGTTATCAGTGGACCATGCACTCAACGCTATTGCACTTCTAACCACATCCTTTAGGAAATAGACATGACTAGCTTTGCTACTCTAAGCCTCAGCGATTCAGTTCCTGTGGCACATTCTTTCGCACCTGTTCAAAACATTGACGGTGTCGCGAAATACGCCGACCGAGCCGGGGGCATAGCCCTCGGTTATCCTGTTGTAACCTTGTCTGTACGTCAACCAACCTCTGGTTCGCGTACGTTCAAGATTCAAGCCAAGGTCGTTACCCCAGTTCTTGAGGTCACTTCTCCTTCGACGTCATCCGGTATTCAACCGGCTCCGACGAAGGCGTATGACCTCATTGCGAATGTTGAGTTCGTTTTACCAGAACGTGCTGCACTACTCGAGCGGAAAAATCTGCAAGCGTATGTGAAGAACCTTCTGGCACATGCAACCTTTACGGCTGCTGTTGAGAACCTCGAAGCAGTTTATTAACTAGCTGCTTTCAACTTTCAAGGGGAATAAGTTATGGTACATAAGTACAATAACTCCGACCGGCTTCAGGCCGTGCGACGTTTTCGCGTGAATGGCTCAGTAACTGATGCCTCGATTTTCGACTTCCTCTCGGCCCTTGATTGCCCTCGAGCTTTGACTGTTTGGCTTCTGTACCTTAATAAGGAACATGACCAGCTGTCTGATCTTGAGTGTAATCCGAATTTATTTCTTGATAGATTTAAATTCAGGGACGCCTATTTGGCTACCAATTTTCTCTCGAAAAGTAATTTTCTAGAGATTGAGGTGTCAAAGTCAGACGCCGCATTCAAGAAGTTCTTTGAATACGAAGATCTGTGTAAGGCGACAAACGCTCGTTTTAGAAAACCCTCTTTTGACACCCTTTTTAAAGGTGCCAACGTTTACTTGCTTAATGCGACTAAACGAAAAATTGAGGCTATTCTAGGTGAGTTCGACCCGGAAGAGTATTTCGAAAATGCGAATTGGGGCCCGGGCGTGACAACCATGTTAAGTGGTCAACACGTATCGGCATCCAATAAGTTCCAGAGTGAATCTGGGATAACAAGTCAATTGTACGCCCTAGTAGGAGACGCGTTTCGCGTTGCCTACCCGTTGTGGACTAGCAGATTGGCCCTTTCACAAGGGACTGACCTCTTTACCGAACAACGTGGGAATAAAATTGTCACCGTTCCTAAGAATTCGAAGACTGACCGAGTTATAGCTGTAGAGCCAGGAATTAATCTCTGGTTCCAAAAGTCTATAGGTTCGATTATTCGTCGGAAACTAAAACGGTATGGCATCGATTTAAACACTCAAGAGAGAAATCAAGAATTGGCTAGGATTGGTTCATTAACCAATAACCTTGCTACCATTGATTTTTCTTCCGCCAGTGATTCGATCAGTTTAGAACTAGTTCGCGAGCTTTTGCCCCCGAGGTGGTTTTCTATCCTAGATCTTAATCGGAGTCATTACGGAGTGCATGACTCAAAGCTTATAAAGTGGGAAAAGTTTTCCTCTATGGGAA